ACCTTCTTTACTACTGTCACGAATATCAATACGACCTGCTGAATAGTATGTGGTAATTTTACCATTTTCAACCAACCCACGTTCTTCGAACCATTGCATGTTGACTGGTCCCATCCAGTTGGTGCTGTACGTGATCACAATATCAAAATCCACATTATTTGTTAAACCTTATTGTGTATTTACGGCCATTGTCCCAGAATGTAATAGTACTGTGACTATAAACTCGTGTACGCTCTTCATTGTAGCGTCTTTCTGTTTGGCACTGGGTACGGTAACCGCCGTTGGTGTTTGATCTGTTGTGACCAATTGCTCCACCTAAAATAGCTCCGATTTCAGAACCTTTGTCGTGATCAATTTGATGACCAATAATCCCACCGATGATAGCACCTTTTAGTGTATCACCTGTTCGATCACCGGATACCGCAACCTCTTTACACACTTCTACAGTGTATGGTCGTTGCTTGATAACAGTTTTGTAATGATCTTCTGTCATGCCCCTCACATTGTTTGTTTGAGCAATTGCCACGCTTGACAGAAAACTTCCGCAAAACGCAATTACCGCTGTGTGAAAATATATTTCTTTAAACTTCATAACACGCCTCCGCAGTGAGGACACTTGGGTTTTAATTCTTTCACCAAGTCTCTCATTTCTTTACATTCTTTAAGTAATTTTTTCAACCTTTCTTTCTGACGATCTCCTTTCGCCTTTTCCATTTCCTTCTTGAGGTCTCTTTTTAACACATTCAGCCTTTGCTCAAAAACGCCAGCGAATGCTGTTATCTTTCCTTTACTCATTTAAGCTATTTCCATATTACTTGCTTCAACGTATAAGTTACGCATCACGTTCTTAATTTTGTCTTTATCTAAATCAGTTTCAACAGCATCTACATATGAATCTAAAAGTTCTGTTGTATCTTCTACTGATATTGACTCATCAACTTCTACGTTTTCACCTACAAATTCATCAAATGTTTCTGCAATTTTGAGCTCATGTACTCCAATATCTTGAATACGATCAATAAAACGATCAAATGTAAATGGATCAGTTTTCTTTGAAACTACAACTTTGATAAATTTATCTTTGTATTGATCCACTGTTTTACTATTATAATCTATTTCTTCGTCATTGTAAAACACTTTTTCAAAAATAGTAAGTGGATTATGTACCGGTGTAAGTTCACGCGACTCGGTATCAAATACATGAAAATACTTAGGATCATGAGCATCAGCCCACGTAAACTCCATTTGTGAGCCTAAGTATGTAATGTTACCTTTTGTTGATCGTGTATGGAAATGACCAGAAAAGACTTGATCAAATCTAGAAAATAACGATGCATCCATGCCATGAGTATTTTGAATACCTCGCATCATTTCAAAACCGGTGAGTTCTAAGTGACCCATTAGAATTGACGCTTTACAGTTTTGAATAAATTGAGTAGAGCTATGGTAATTTTGATTATTAATCCAAGGGAGCAAAGCAATATTGCATTCATCATAATTTAGGACTCGAGGCTCCATAACAATATTGACCTCATTCATATAGTGTCCCATTAACTCTTTGAGAGAACACAACTCATTTGTATTTTTATAGTACACGTCATGATTCCCTGGAATGATATCCATTGTCATTCCGTATTCACGTAGCTTATCTAAGAAATGTACTCGATTTTCACTAAGCGCTTTAAAATTAACAAACTTACGATGATCGTAGTAATCGCCAAGATGTAGTATACTGCTAATACCATTCTCTAATAGATGTGGGAAAAATACTTCTTCATAAAACTTACGCTGATACTCAATAAAAATATCTGATGAATTACGTATACCACAATGCGTGTCATTCAAAATAGCTAACTTCAAAGTATTACCTCATAAACAATTCAAGTTTTTTCTTTTCTTTTACTTTTTCTTCTTTTGCAAATTCTTTTACCACACGATCGGTATCTTTAACTCGTTCAATACGCTCTCGTAGCTGATCTACATATGCGGTTTCTGATGTTTGATAGTCGTGCAAACCATGCTCGTCCTGGTGGACGAAATCATCGATGCCACATTGTTCAATGAATTTAAACTTAATGTCTTGCTGTTTCTTTTCTTTTGTGATACGACGAATAAAGGCATAATAACATATTTGCGTAAAATAAGCAAAAGCATTAGGATTACCGGTACGAGTTGCTGCATCAATATTATAGTTCAATATAGCCTTAAGACAATTCTCAACTGCATCCATGACCATTTCTTCTTTGTACGTATATCGAATAAAATTAGATTTATGAGAAAGACCAGTAGCAATCTTCATGAAGCAATCAGCAATATAGTTTGGAATGATTGGTATTGGATTACCTTCCTCTTCGGCCTTGCGCACAAGATTCACGTAATCAACCACAGATTGAGAAAACTGTTTATTATTTACGTAATGAGGTTTTTCTTTTGGTTTAATTTTTTCACTCATGTAGCACTCCTAGTACTTTAATATATTCTATTATAAACTATTTTAAACAAAAAGTAAACATAAAAATATTTGCACAAACCTGTGTACAGATTGTGATTTTTATGATATAATAGTATAGATCCCGGGGCGAGGGGGAATATACTAATTAATGAATCTTAATATTTGGATCACTTAATTCAGTAACCAGTTCTTCTATATCAGCTGCATCTAATTGAGACAAATCAGTGTCTGTAGATTGTGATTCTTCATGGTGGGATAATTCAATTTCATCATATAGTTTAGCATATTCATCTTTGTACGCTTCAGATATTGTTGATTGAATCATGATAGTTGAGTTTGGTAGTACGAAGTAATTCTCTTCTGTATATGGCATCCAGTATGTAAAACGTACTACACCATTTCCTGAAGAATTGATTAATACAGGATTTTCAATTACAGTTGTATCATTCATCTCGTCTGCAACTGTAGCTAAAATATTATCTCCATTGATCAATTTAAAATGTCTTACGTCTAAGTTTTTCATAACTCTACCTCGTATATATTATAATTGAATTTTTCTTTACTGTAGATTTTGATTCTTTCTGCACCATGATTTAACGTATAATTTTTCTTTGACTTCCAATGCAAATCATCTGTTAAATCGTATAATATAGTTGGTGTTCCTGATTCTGATTTTCTTAGACCTCTTCCTATTGATTGTAATACTTTGATTTGTGATTTTGATGGTGAAGCAAATATAATATTGTGAAGGTTTCTAATATTTACCCCTGTAGAAAATGTACCTAAAGAAGCAACAATGATTGCATCACTTTGATCTTCGGTAATTTGTCGTATGGATTCTCTTTTATCTGTATCAGTTTCGCCTGACACATAAAACAACTTTCTAGCTGGATCAATCTTTTCTTTGATTAAATCGTACAAAGGTTTACCATGCTTCTCTACTAATTGAAAGAGTACAAGAGTATTACCCTTTTGATCTAAAGCCAAATTACGAATAAACTTATTTCGTTTAGAATGGCTTACAATAAAATCAATCTCTTCCTGATATTTATATGAAGAGACTTTCTTACATTCTTCGTCTTGATACTTAAGTAATAGTACCTTAATGTCTAACTGAGCAAGTGTATCTGAGTCAATCAATTCTTTTGTGGTAATTACTTTTTTAACTGGACCAAATAATCCTTCAAGTACTAGTTGGTGCGTTTGTGTGCCATCTAAAGTACCTGTTGTACCAATACGAAATTCAGCCTGATCAAGTTTAGTCAATATTGATATTAAAGACTTAGCTTTAAATGTATGAGCTTCATCTCCAAACACACAACCAAATTGTGCAAACCAAGACTTAGGTAACTTATATACTGATTGCCATGTAGTTACCACCACTCGACTTTCAAAATTTACTTTATCTTTTCCAGAATATATTTTGTGGCAGTCCACATCGGGATTAAATTCAGCATCGAGACCTGCGTAGTCTGCAAAGTCTGAAACCATTTGTTCCACAAGCGAGGTAGTTGGTACGATAATGAGTGCTTTCCTGTCGTAATGCTCCAAGTACCATCGTAAAAGGCAGTAAATGATGAGTGACTTTCCAGATGCCGTAGGTGAAACAAGTAAGGCACGCCTGTGAGATAGTACGTATTGTACGGCACTGGTTTGATAATCACGTGGCTCGATTTGATTTCCACGTATGGATAAGGTAAGTCCTTTGATAAAGTTCTGAAAGTATTCACTGTCTATTTCCTCGTATGCAACTATATTTTCATCTAACTCTATACTATAGTTGCGTCCATCCATTGCAGCAAATTCATATAGGTGCTTCAATAGACCAGAATACATTTGCATCTGTCGCGTATCGTAAAGACGAATTTTACCGTCCCACATCTTATTTCGATATGCAGGCATCCACTTATATCCTGGTACGTAAAAAGTAAAGTACTCAGAAATTTCGTTAGTAATGCCTTGATCGGCAAAGACATTAACATATGCTTCGCCGTTCTTTTTTACAATAATATCAGACACCGGACTCGAATCTTCTCCAATCAATCATATTCTTAATGGTTTGATGCCGCCATTTGAGATTACTTATAATCTCTTCAAGTGTCTCTACAATCGTTTTCAAGTACTGAATTTGATCATTTGCTTTTACTATTTCTACATCAGAATTGTAAAAGTAATCCATATCACCTTTCAATGGTTTAGATAATCCGTTAAATGGATCATAATCCCAATTACGATCGTCCATTTCTTCTTTGCTCATTTTACCATTATAGTATAACCATTTATCTTTTAGTAAAATTTGCAAATTGGATTCAGATTTTTTCAACTTAAGCTTAGTATGCATTAGTATCTCTAGATATTTTGCATGTAGCTTTGCTGTATCTCGAGACGAATCGTCCAAGCGTAAGTCGTTAATTTCGGAATCTTTCTTCCACATTTCAAGTATATCATCAAGTTGTAACATAATCACCTTTTATAAATCAAAGAAACTTATAGTAATTATACCTTAAAGTTGCCTCGGCTGTAAAATATTCTACGTCAGTATTTTGTGC